CACATTGGAAAAGAATGATGATTGATGCTGAAGTTTCCGAAACTAAAGCAAAATTAGCAAAAGTTAAAGAACGTAGTAACACTAACCAAGGGGAATAAAATGGCATTATTTGTTGAAGTCGAATCAGTAGAAAAAAAATGTAAGGTTGTTATTAATTTAGATATGGTCATTGAGGTTGCTCCTTTAGCTGCAGGTGGTTGTGATATTTTTTACAATGATTCTGCCGCTGTAAATGGTAAAACCGCCATGAGAGTAAGAGATTCATATGCAATGTTCCAACAATTAGCGATGCAAACCGTATCTGCTGAAGATATCGCTAAGAAAGTTAAAGCACTTAAAGCTTCAGCACCACTAGAAGTTCCAAAACTATGAGTAAGTTTACTTTCATTAAAGAACCAGATCCAGATAATTGGTTAACTGAAGGTGAATCAACACTCACGGTCACTTTCTCACAAATTTCTTTAGAAAATATTGTTTCTGAATTTGAATATTTCCTAAAAGGTGCTGGTTTTCATTTTGAAGGTCATTTAGATTTTGTTCCAGATGATGTATTTGATGGTCCAAATGAAGATGATTTAGATGATGTTGACCAATTCTTCAACAAAGCAAAAGAAGTTGCTAAGAAATTAGATGATGGTAATTACATTGATTAAAATAGAGGCGAATAAATAAGAGTATTAGTTCAACAAACTCTTAGGAATTTTCATGTTTATTCTAGTTATCGACCCATCAGGGTTAACCTTAGATTGGTGTTTGCGTTGTTTAGCGGCAGGTCATACAGTTAAATTATACACAAAAGGTTCACGATCCAGTCATATTGGTTTAGGCCTTGTAGATAAGGTAACTAATTGGAAAAAATATATGGATATTGCTGACTTGATATTCTCAGCAGATAATCTAGAATTTATGGATGAGATTGATGAGTATATCAAAAAAGGATATCCTGTATTTGGTCCAGGTAAACGTGCAGCTAAATTGGAATTAGACCGTATGTATGGTCAAAATGTCATTAAGAAATTTGGTGGGCCAATTATACCGTCACACGAATTTAAGAATTATGATGCAGCCATCAATTTCATTAAACAAAATCCAAAGCGTTATGTCTGTAAACCATGTGGTGAAGAAGAAGATAAAACTTTATCATATGTAGCCAAAGATGAAGCTGACCTCATTGGGTTCTTAACTAAACGTAAAGAATCTGGTAAAGGCGGTTCTCCATATTTTATTCTCCAAGAATTCAAAGCTGGTACAGAGATTGCTTGTACTGGCATTTTTGGTCCTGCAGGTTGGATGGATTTCTGGTGTGAAGGTTGGGAATTCAAAAAGCAAATGAATGGTGACCTAGGTGTGAATACAGGTGAAATGGGTACTGTTACTCGCTACACCAAAGAATCTAAGATTGCTGATATACTCATGAAGCCAATGGAAAAAGAATTGCATAAGATTGGTTATGTTGGTATGTTAGATATGAATTGTATCATTGATGAAAAAGATGGCACACCATGGCCAATGGAGTGGACTGCAAGACCTGGTTATCCAATGTGGAACATCATGCAACCTTCAATTAAGAATGAAGATCCTGCTGAGTGGATGTTAGATTGTATCAAAGGTAGAAATACACTTGAGGTAGAGTATCAAACGACAGTAGGCGTTGTCATGGCCAATGCAGACTTCCCATTCAATAAACGTGAGGAGGAAGACTACCTAGACTTCCCTGTACTGACAGATGACATTGATTATAAGTATCTTCATCCATGCGAAATGAAGTTGTCCAAGACAATGAAAATGATTGATGGACAATTACATGAAAACATACCAGAACTTGGTACTGCTGGTAGTTATATTCTTGTTCTTACAGGTGTAGGTAAAACAATCAGCGAAGCCAAAGATATGGCATATGAGAATGTGAAGAAGGTAAAACTTGGTAACGATCCACAATACCGTACCGATATCGGTGAAAGATGCGAAAAAGGTTTGGCAAAGTTAAGAAAACATGGCTATTGCAAAGATTGGAAGTATTGACAACAACATTTAAATGAGATATACTATACACTATGAATATATTTTACCTACACAAAGACCCTAAAGTATGTGCCGAAATGCACGTTGACCGCCATGTAACCAAAATGGTAATTGAGTATGCTCAGTTACTTTCTACCGCACACCGTGTGATTGATGGCGTAGAATACTATGGCAAAACTGCCAATAATCGTAATATCAAACGATGGAAACTACCAGACAGTCGTGAAGATGAATTGATGTTGGCATCTCATATCAATCATCCTAGTGCAATCTGGTGTCGCCAATCAAAAGATAACTATGTATGGTTATACTCACTCTGGAAAGAATTATTAACAGAGTATACTTATCGTTATGGCAAGATTCATGCCTGTGCTAGATTACTTGATGCATTAAAAAATCCACCGAATAATATTTCAAATCAACCATTTACTGAGCCAACACCAGCTATGCCTGATGATGTTAAAGTGCCTGGTGATTCTCTTACTTCTTATCGTAGATACTATGTAACAAATAAAACACATCTATGGTCATGGTCAGGTAAGATAAATAGTAGAGAACGACCACAATGGTTAACTGAATTTTTACAACAAGCGAAAGAGTCCTGCTATGCCACGGTATGATTTTAAGAATTCTGTAACAAATGAAATTGAGACTCACACAATGTCATGGCTTGACTTAAAACAATTCAAACAAGATAATCCAAATTTGGAACAATACTTCTCAGCCGAGAACTTACCAATATTCTCGGACGCTGGTCGTATGTCAGTTCCAGGCACCAAAACTGCTGATAAAGCCTTTGAACAAGGCGTCATTCAACGTATCAAAGACACCGTTCCCGGTAATACTTTAGCCAAATCTCATAAAACTAAAATGCCAAGGGAGTGGTAATATTCTAACTAACTTTAAGGAATTGCATGAGCGCAAAAAAAGAAATGACAAAAAGACAACGCTTATATTACGAATACAACAACAAAGAAAAAGTTAAAGAAGAATTAGCAGAATTAGCAAAACAAACAAGAGAAATAGAAGATTTAACACAAACATTCACTACATTTGACCCACACAGGACATCTTATTTTAATTAGATAAATAATTAATCAATAACTAAAAATAAAATATTATGCCACTTCCTTCACCAGGTGTTGCCTTATCTCTTAATGATATTAAAAATGAATTTGGTGGGCCATCATCTCCCATTTCATTAGCCGACTATTATCGTGGTGGTTTATATGTTCCTAGTACTTTACCAGATGGAACTTCTATAAATTCAAATATTCCAACTTCAGGTACAATAACTATATCTAATTTTTATAATGGAGCTGGTGCATTTGTTTTCAATCAAACAATTTCTAGTAGTGCTAATAGTTATAATTTGAATACTGCATTAACTAACGCTGGTTGGAATGGGACAAGTGCTGTACAAGTTAACGTAACTATCAATAATGGTGTTTATGTTTATTCGAATTCATATGACGGCTCAACTCCTGCATTTTATGTAGGAACTCTACCTAGCCATTCAGCAGTAAGTATTACTAACAATGGCGTAATTGCTGGTTGTGGTGGTAGTGTTACTACTGCCTCTAACGGAGGAAATGGCAGTCCAGGAATGGAAATTCATTATCCGGTGACTATTACTAATAATAATAATGCCTATATTACTGGCGGCGGTGGTGGAGGTGGAGCTGGCGGCGGAGGTTATTTTGACAATACTGTATATACTGGACATAATGGAGGTAATGGCGCAGCTGCAATTGTACAATATGCCAATATAACAGTAATCAATAATAGTGGTGCAACTATTGGCGGTGGAGGTGGCGGTGGTGCAGGTGGCGGTTCGTTTCAATTTGATTCAGCCACTTATTCTGGAGGTGGTGGAGGAGGAGGGGGAGCGGGAGGTTGTCCATTAGCGCCAGCATATAGTGCTAGATATGGATCAGTTGTTTATTATAATATTTGGGTCAAACTAAACGGATATCCATTAATCGGATCGGTTGCTGGCGTAATTACAAATGGTGGTGGAGGTCTACCATGGGCTTATGTCGATAATCGTCCGGGTGTATACTTTTATTCCTATGGTGGTTTCGGCGGTGTTGGAGGTAATTTAGGCGCTGCGGGTGCTGCCGCCGCAGCAGGTTTTGGTGGTGGCTCACCGGACGGATATTATGGAACAAATTTACCTCTCACGGCTTATTCTGGAGGATCTGTTGGTAGTGCTGGTGCTGCAATTGTACATAATAGTTACATAGCGACCGTTACAAATAATGGAACAATTAGTGGAACTTATTAATAAAAGAAAGAAAAATAATGATTATCGAAAATACAGATAAAATAGAATATTATAATTGTCCAAATTGTGATGCAGACATAACACAAGAAGAAATTGATACTTTACATTGTAAATCATGCAACGAAGATATTAATTTTATTAAAAAATCAGTAGCGATTTTAAATGCCATAGTTGATAAATCAAAAACTGCTAGTGAAGAAGATATTACAAAAGCTATTGAAGAACATGATAATTTATTAAAATCTATTCTTCAAAATTCATAGCTTGACTATATAATTTTTTTGTGTTATGATTACATCATGTTTACATATTGCCCACCAAAACCACTTCAAGACCTCAAATCGGAAACATTTCCAGATGGTAAAAGATTCTATACTTTACCTGACGGAACTCGTTTACCTTCCGTCACAACTGTTCTAGGCGCCCAAAAGAAAGCCGCTATAATGCAATGGCGTAAGAGAGTTGGTGAAGAAAAAGCCAATGCTATCTCACGCAAAGCATCTGGCCGTGGTACCAATGTTCATACTCTCTGTGAAAGATACCTCAATAATGAATCATTAGGTGATATTATGCCTGATGCCAAAGAGATGTTTCTATCATTAAAGCCAACGCTTAATCGTATCAATAACATACACTATCAAGAACAGGCCTTATGGTCAACACAGTTAGGTATGGCAGGTCGTACAGATTGTATTGGTGAGTTCGATGGCGAGTTATCCTCGATTGATTTTAAGACATCCGCACGTATTAAAACAAGAGAAGATATCTTAGATTACTTTTGGCAAACAACAGCTTACGCTCTGATGTACGAAGAATTAATTGGTACTCCTATAAATAAGCTGGTCATCATTATGGCCGTTGAGAATAGTACACCTCTTATTTTCATAGAAAAAACGGAAGACCACATTGAGGGTTTAGTTGAGGCGATTCAGTTTTATAAAGGACAATTATGAAAAAGTTATTACTACTAGCATTATTATTACCTCTATCTGTATTTGCACAGATTAATAAACAATGCCCACAATTTACGGTCAACGGTACTCCACAATATCAAGCACAACCAGGTGACCAGGAAATTTGTCATATGAATTATGCTGTGATTCATCGTTGCTCAGTTAAAGCACCTGTTGCTGTATTTGAACATTTAACTGTAGCTGCAATGACAGGCCCAGCAAAACGTAAAGATAACTTTCATCCTGATTTATCTGTTGCACCACAATGTTCTGCTACATTGGCGGACTATGCTACTGTTGGTAAAACACATGACCGTGGACACATGGCGCCCGCAGGTAACAATACTCAAAGTGATGAAATTATGAGTGAGAGTTTTAATTTATCTAATATGGTTCCACAAGTTGCTAACAATAATCGTGGTATCTGGAAACAATTAGAAACATGGGAACGCCAATGGGCTTCAGCACCTAATACAGATTTCTATATTATCTCTGGCGGTATTTACGACCAAGGACATCCTGTAACTGGTAACGGATTAGGCATTCCAACACGTTTATATAAGATTATTATTGAGAAGAATAGTAAAAAGGTACAGGCGTATTTAATGCCAAATACTGCACTTCCAGTTGCGGATTTACCAAAATATCAAGTAAATATGACTGCCATTGAACAGGCCACTGGTATGAGATTCAATTTAGGTCAGTAAATATACCACTTTAATGCTTGACTTTTCATAAATATTAGTGTATAATGGACTTATGAAACTTAAAAAATTAATCCATAAATTGTACGAGGCTTGTATTGAGCATCATACCGAATTAGAGAAAAAAATCTATATGAAAATTATGAAGAAATCTCTAAAGAAGAAAGATGAAGCAAAAACAAAATCCGTACAGTAAAAAATTCGTAGAAGTTGTTCGAAAGTTTGGTAAGACCCGGCTTCGATGCCGGCAGGTCCACCAAAAACATATTCCGAACCGATTATTCTGGTAGCAAAGCGAAAGCTGAATATGTTTCTGATGGGCCTGAATTGGATTCGATTGCCTGATTAGTATAACAATGGAGAATCGTCAAAGCTAAAGACGTTAGGGTTGAGGATACTCGGCC